GCCGATCACGACGCGAGTGGGGAAACCCATCCAGAACGCCACCACGAGCCCGAGGAACGTGAGCAGGTTGATCCGATCGATCAGCCCCAGGCAGTGCTGATACTCGCCGCGTGCGTGCCCCCAGACGCCAGCCTTCAACCTGGGGTTGAACCGCACTTCGACGACCGGCACGACGTCGAGCGGGTTCGCCACAGGCCAATCCTCGTCCGGAACGGCGCGCTGACTCCACTTCGCGTCCTGGCCGCTGCTCTGCTGCTGGCGTGACTGCGGCTTAGCCGCCTGGAACTTGTAGATCCCCTCCGGCCGGTACAGGGTTGCCATCACCTGCCCGCTGTCGGCGTCCCTCCATTTCCGCAGCGCCGCGACGCGCTCCGTGCGTGACCCTTCGGCATATTGGACGATCATCTGCTCGGCGGTGTCGAGCGAGATCTTCGGGTCACCGTTCTCGTCGGGCCACACCAGGGCGAATACGCGGCCGCCGAGCAGCCCGGCTTCGTGGGCGAGCTTGCTCTCGCCGTCCATCTGATTTTCCTGCCACACGCCCCACACACCGTCGACGGCCGACTCGTTGCCGTCAGCGTCGCGGATGCCGCCGATCTCGAGACGGTCCAGAACGGAGCCGACGATGAGGCTGCCCCACGGCGCGTCCGCGACCGGCATCATCCGCCGGTAGGCCTGGGTGACCTTCGCCGCAGTGATCGCAGCCGGGAACGGGCTCTCACCGTCGTAGTAGGTCTCGAGCTTGTGGTAGGTCTGCGCGCGCCGGTCGAGCTCCTGAGAGAGCATCTCAACCTGGGCCTGCAGATCAGACATAGCGGGCTGCGGCAAGGGACCTCCTCAGTTCGGGCGCCGGGAGCGGCAACGGACGCACAGCCCTTGCTCCGGAGCGTCGGGGCGATGCAGGTTCGGGTGGATCGGCTTGCCGCACCCGACGCACGGCAGATACTCGCTGCGATCAACACGCTTCCGGGCACGTGTGCCCTTGCTATCGGACCAGCGCCCATAGTTGGGCTGCTCAAACTCTCCGGCTTTCAGCGCGTCGTCCCTGGCGCGTCGGGCGAGCACAGAGGACGTGACCGAGTCGATCTTCAGCTGGCTGCCCGGACGGTCTTTCCGGACGACGTACGCCTCCTCGGCCTTGTCGTCGAGCTTGATCTTCACCTTCCGGGTGCGAGCGTTCTCGAAGTGCCACGCCAGGAGTGTCTTGCCCTGGCGCTCCTGTTCCTCGGTCAGTCGGGGATGAGGGTCGAGCTTGATCTCGCCGCGGCGGATCTCGGTGCGAAGCGCGCCGCAGGCGACGGCCATCTTGCTGTCGATGTTCGTCCAGAACTCGATCACTGGCGGGGAGCCGTGCTTGGCCGCCCACCGGCCCATGTCCTCCTGCCACCACGGTGGGTCGCCGTAGAACCTGGCGACCTTGAACGTCGCGAACAGCCAATCGACCGCGGCGTTGACATCGTCGCGCCATCCCAGATCGTCCGGCTCGGGTGTCCAGATCCCGACCGTGAACAGGTCGCCCCGCTCGGTGCAGCCCATCAGTGCGGTGTGGTCGTTGTTCTCGGACCCGTCGAACCCGCCGGTCACCATCGACCCGGGCTTCACGCCGAGTTCGTCGTGCAGGACAGCGGCGATCTCGGCCGGCGCGAGCCAGTGAGAGCTCGCGGCGCGTGGACGGTTCAGGAAGTACCGATACGCCTCTGCCTCGGGGTCCTCCGCGTCGCGGACGATCTTCACGATCCGGCCAAAGTCCATCCAGTTCGCCGCGGGACCGTAGCCGGGGCGCATCGCCTTGATCAACGACCTGTCGTCCCCGAACCGCTTTGGCTCATCACCCTGCCGGTGGTCATACAAGACCCCGTGCTTGATCAGGCACGCCTCAGGGTCCAAGTTCTGATACCGGTCAGCGGCCTGTTCCGCGATCGATCGTTCCCCGGGCTGCCACGCCGTTGTGGTGTCGAGCATCAGCGGCTCGGCGATCTTTCGCTTCCCAGTGTTCCGCGCGACAGTCCGGTACATCGTGCGCAGCTGCCGAGACGTGTAAAGGTGCGTCTCATCCGCGACCGCGGCGCTCTCTTTTCCACCGTCCTTGCTGGCATCACCCGACGAGGACGGCCGAATCTCACCGCCTCCAGGCTCCTTGATGAACACCCGGCTCGACGACTCGATCGACCTGCCGACATCCAGTGAGTACTCGTCCGCGGCGGCGCCCTCAGTCAGCATGAACACGACGTTGTCGTACGTGTTTCCGGCCTGATCCTCCTCAGTGGCCAGGCAGCGAAGAAACGGATAGGTCACAGGCACACCGACCGGGTCGCCGTCAGCGTCGAATCCGTCACAGCGGACCGGGCCGAGCGCTTCAGCGCACACGAGCGCACCGGCGATCTCAGACTTGCGGCGACCCTTAGGCCGGCTATACACAGCGCGATGAGCGAGCCGACGGCCAGCGAGCTGGTGACCTTGTGGCCACACGCGGTACAGCCAGCAAATGAACAGGGCCTCTTCGTCGTCGAGCTCGCAGCCCGGCGTGTCAGGCGTCCACAGCTCACCCTGCACATCACCGGGCCCGTGAACGAGATAAGCCTCGATCCACTCGATGACCTGCCAGCCCAGCGTGGGAAAAGAGACCGGCGGAAGCGGCACGCTTACTTCACGACGCTTAGCCGCGACCGGCGCCTGGAGCTCGACGGCATCCGCGGTCGGGTGAGCTGCTCAGACTCGACGGCTGCGACGCGCCACCGCAGATCACGCTTGCCCTTCGGAGTGAGCCCGAGGCCGTCCATCCGCAACCGAACCTCGTTCGGGCGCTCGATCCCGCGGACAAAGTCCTCCATCACGTACGCCAGCTCCACCGCCGCGGCGATCTCGGCCGGGCCGTACTCACCGGTCACCGGATCGGCAGCCCACGCCTCCCACGCCGCAAGCGTTCGAGCGGACCAAGGCCGCTTCACGCGACGCGGGGATTTGCCCTTCACCCTGACGATCAGGTCCGGCGGGGCTGGCAGCTGCTCAGGCAGCACCCGATGCTCGAGCGGCGGTAGGTCAACCCAATCGCCGCGCGCAGGTTCGTTCCGCCGGCGGCGTGTCTCAGCTGGGGCGGGTCCGTTTCCGGCCATGCGGCCAGCCTCCTTTCGGCCATGCGGCCTGGCGATTCAGTCAGCGATCCCGGGAGCCGGAATCACGATCCGCGGCGGTGGCCGATGCCCGATCGGCTCGAGCACCGTCAGCGGATCGATCCCACGCAGGTAGATCTCGGTGATCCCCAGATGCGCGTGCCCGAGCTGCTTCTGCAACGCGAGCAGGTTGACGCCCTCGCGGAAGTTCTCGACGGCGAACCCGTGGCGGAACTGGTGCGGTGCGATCCGCCGGCGCACGCCGGAGCGAGCCTGGAGATCCCGGAGCTGGCGGCGCGCGTCGGTGTCACTCATGGACTGGCCAGCGTGACGACCGCGGACGATCGGGATGATCGCGCCCGCCGGGATGTCGGCTCGCAGCCGCATCCAAGCTTGGAGCTCGGTCCAGCCCCACTCATCGATGAGCACGATCCGACGTTTGTCGCCTTTGCCGTGACGGACGAGGAGCGCCTGATCGTCGGTCATGATGTCCGACTCGATGAACGCGAGCGCTTCGCTGATCCGGACGCCGGTGCGATACAGCAGCACGATCAGCGCACGGAGCCGCATCGCGGACAGGTAGCCGTAGCGACCGGGGACCAGCGGAACGCAGTGCTCAAGCAGCTGTGCGACGTCACCGACGCGGATCGGATCGGGCTCGAACTTGCGGCCACGGTTGGTCCGCTTGGGCTTCCGGCGCGGCGGGAACGGAACGACATCAGCGCCGATGGAACGGGTAGCGTGCGAGACGCTCATAGGACTTGCCTCCTGTGGGCCACGCCCCCGGCTGTTCACAGCAGCGCGGGGGCACTTTGTGTTGTGGCTTCGGAGGCTAGCGCTCCAGTTTTCGGCTGTCCAACCGCCTAGTTTGCGGTCGGGCGCACGTCACGCAAGTGGAAGATCAGTCGGCAAGCCCGAGGGCGCGGAGATCGACCGTGATCGAGTCCAGATCGGCCGAGTCGAACTCGATGAACAGGCGGCCGTCGTGAATCGTGATGGTCGCCTGTTCGTAGACCGAATCACCTACCAGCACACGCTGCTGTCTGCTCGTGTCGCTGCCGGGTTTCCTGTCGTCCATGGGTCGATCCTCTCACACAAAGCGGCGGGTCGACGGCAGCTCTACGCTTCACCGGGTGGGGCGCTATCCGCTGCAGTCGGCCGGGCTAATCGTTGAGCGGCGTCCCCGTGGAGGCGCGCGGCGGCCGGCGCTGGCACTGGTTCCCGTCGTGCTCGTAGCAGCCGTGATAATGGCTGCGGTCATCGGCAATCTGGACCGGTATGGGAACAACTCCACCGGGTTTGTGCAATTCGGAAGCGCCCATGCCGCAGTTGTAGACCCGCCTCGCGGCGCAGTGATTGACAGCGCGCAGGGCTACGACGGTCAGTTCTTCTACGACCTGGCGATCGATCCGCTGCTCCTTCGAGATTCGACGGTCAGTCACTTCCGCGCCGAGCCGGCGCAAGCATTCCGGGCGGGTCGCGTTCTCTATCCGGCGATCGCGTTCGTGGTGACGCGGCTCTCCGGCCAGTCGATCGCGATCGGGCTCCTCGTGACCAATGTCCTCGTCGCGCTGCTGCTCACGGGCGGTTTCGCGATGTACCTAAGCGCGCGCGGACGATCAGCGCTCTGGGCGCTCCCGCTCGGGCTCCTCCCGGGCATTCTGCTGTCCACCCTTCGCGATCTCAGCGACCCGCTGGCGATCACGCTGCTCATCGGAGGCGTGCTTTGCTGGAGTGAGCGCCGCCGCTGGCCGGCCGCCCTGTTCCTCACCGCGGCCGTGCTGACGCGAGAGGTGATGGTGCTCGCCGTGGGTGCCGTTGCCATTGAGGCGGCGCTTCGCGTTTTCCGTCCGCGACTGCAGTCCAAGCGTCCATCAGAGATCCTCAGAGAGACGGCTCCAGTCGTGGCGGTCCCGCTCGCGGCCTTTCTGCTGTGGCGCCTGTACCTGGACCTGAGAGGGGTTGGGTGGGTGGGAACGTCGGGCGCGACGCTCCCACTGC